GCCAGAAACAACAAGCAACAGGCAAACGGTAATGTGACCTTCTATTACTTGCAGTAGTGCAAAATTTCTGACAATGCTTCTAAAGTTAAGCGCATAAAAAACTCCGATAATAAATCGAAGTAAAAATTAGCACTATGGTTAACTTATGATTCATTATCAACGAGAGATACGATCTCCCGTGTCGTGGGCTTTCACGACGTAAAATTATACTGTAGATATGTACAGTCTTCTAAATACAATTTAGGACCTATATAAGGAATTTTTAGACTCCAGGAAATGAAGTCGATTCATACAGAATGGGTGGACCAGTGTAAAAGAAACACGTAAAATCCTCACCAGCAGCACAATATGACACAAGATAATCGGAAGGTGATGCCCTTCCGCAATATGTGACTGTGAAACATTCATTATTTGTTAATGAAGTGTCCCATTTGGATCGTTGCTTAGCTGGTGTAAACAAAAATCTAGAATAATATGGTAACTCAGCAGACAATACTTTATTCACCGAACTTGATCCAATAATTCCACCATTCAAATTGGCTACTTCATCATATGCTGTTGCCATAAATGCCCTTCCTGTTGCTACAGCAACTGGGTCAGGTACGGTAACCGAAGAATTCTGAGGAACATTTGTTGATGAAGTTCGATCAATATGGATTGTATGATTTGTGCTGGTAAGATCAGATAACGCTTGTGTACTATCAATCATCCATCGAACTGAACCTCGATAACCTGCATAACCTAAACTAACATATCGCAAAATGGAATTTTGTGCATAAAAGAATGATCCATCAGTTAGCACTCTATTTACTCCAGTGAGTGAAGTTGTATTGGAATAACCAGGATCTTGAGGAAAAATATTTCGGGTCCACTTTGTTATAACTCTCTCTCCTTCTACAGTTGTCTCAGGAAAAGTCAAAACTTCGTATGCTAGATATCTCTTGACTATTTGTCTCATGCTACGAATTGACTCACCAAAATATGCATGGTTTGCGTAATCAGTAACGTCTGATCCGTTAGCATATGTATCAATAACCTCAGTGCCCATTGGTGCTGAATCCATTCTGTCTTGTTCATCACCATCATTTGGCATATCATCGGCTTGTGGCTCCACGTCCTCGCTTTGCGGCAAAGTTTGTGCAGTAGCACTAGTAGGCCATAATCTATTAATTTCATCACCCCATGGCACTGCAACTTCAAAGTCATCACACATCTTAACAAAAACATTAATTTCAATGTCATTGTTCACTGTTGTATTAGGCACTGTCAACTCATTTACGACATATACCGCAATTGTTCCATTACCAGTACCTGAAGTAGATGAAATGTAGGACAAAGGAGTTGTAGACATTGTAGCAGTCTCAGCAGCATCAGTCCACAAATGACTCCTATACGGGGTTGATTGACCCCAACCACATTTAACGGTAAAATCAGTTGTATCCGATATATCTACTACTGTAGTGTATGCAGTATTATACTCTGCACTTCCAGAAGGATTGCCTGTAGGATCATACACAATCTTCAAACGACCTTTATGGTATTTGGAACAAACTACTTGAAATCGAAACTCCATTGATCCTCTCCAATACCGAAATGGCATAACAGCAAAAGCTGGTGCTGTTAAATGAATTTCACCAGCTTGTTTACGGTGCAAACCTGGATCAACCATGGCATTCCACAAAAGTACCTCTTGTGCAGTATTGAGTGCCCATGTAAACTTGTTGATATAAGATTCTCTACTCGCAATGTAATTAATTGCCATCTCATCAGTGCCATCTAAACCAAATAAGCGAGAATCAATAGATAACTCGGTTTTGGAATCAGCACTTAATTTAATAGCATCATCCTTACAATCAAGCACAGCCATATTGTTTTTAGCATTCAACTTACCAACATGCGTCTGCAATTCGATAGGTTTAGAATACCCAAACAAAGACGCCATAGCGCCAGCTGCTCGAGCACCTATTTCCGTAGCCCTAGCATATGGACCTATAAGTGGTGCAGCACTCATTTTGGATGCAACATTAGCAATGATGGCAGCAGGTCGGGAAATTAATCCAGCACTATATTCATCAGCTTGAGGTGCAATCGACCCTGGCTCAATTTGAGTAGGTACAGCGAATTTAACGTCAGTTGCCCATGCAAATACATTAACAGTGACGCTATCCGCAGCACCATTAGCATGTTTCAACAATTGAATTGAGGATAAAACACATTCACCTATTTCAGCCCAATCTTGAGTTACAACATCCACTGCATTCTTGTAATAAAAGAAAGGGACAGACATCTCACCACCTTGAGAATTTGTTGGATCTATATATACATGTGGACGTTGAGTAGCTCCAACAAAATCAACGTCTAAAAATGCCCTATCAACCGTTAAAGTATCCGCAACAGGCAATGGATTATAAGACATAATTGCTCGACCATAATGGAAAGCATTACCATTCACAGTAACTTTCATATGCAGTTTTGCACGCAACAACTTATAATTGGCAATTCGGTTAATTACTCTAGGATTCTTAAAATACAAATCCCATGGGTTAAATTCTTCAAATAATGCAAGACCAACTCCCCAATCTTTGGTAACGATTCGCAATGGTCGACTAAAAAACTCGTCCAATGTTGCATCTTGTGCAAAAGGAGCATCTCGCAAAGCATCAAACCCACCGGCTACTGTGGTGGTGTATCCTGGATGTGTATCTACAAATGTGACATTTTGGGACTTAGTATCTGTAGTCCCAACAGACTGAGTTATAACCTCATCAGCTTGAGGCTCCACAATATTACTGTGTGTGGAATCACAGCTACAGTTCTTAACACCATTGTACATAGTATACCAAACGTATAGGGTTAAACCAATCACATATCCTAGAATTGGATTGGTTGTCGCATCATCCGATGCTTGCGGTTTCAAGTGAACCGCCTCACTACATAAATTGTCTCTAAGACTTCGCGGAGACAAACTACGCCTTGTGTAAACAGGATATTTTGTGTGTGAATTGTTATGCATAAAACAAATCACATTTTATTTTGCTACGTCCCTTTAATGCATCTAAGTAACTACGTAGGCTTGTAAGTATCATGCCAATGTTGAACTCTTTCATCAAAAGTTCTATTGACAGCAGGCACTGTAAGGTTAAGAGCATCACAGACTCGAAGCATTTTATTGCGACGGTCTGTATATACATCTCGACCATGTGCAAACCATTCGTGCATGGCCGTTTCGATACAACTAACGGCTACTACGATCTTAGTTTCCTTAGATCTTAAGTTTGCATGTAAAGATTTAAAAATAGACATCTCATCTAACTTTCCAATCTTTCTTCCAATCTCGGGAATAAAAAATGAATGCCTTTTCAAAAAATCGGCTTCATCTTTATCCATAAATTCATCGTCTCCAGTACCTTTATCAGGTAATGTGACTTTCATTCCTACTCTTTCTAAAAATTTTTTATAGCGACGAAAATTGAATTCTCTAAAATTGGGATGAACACTTCCTTTAAAATCATCTCCATAATTCAACGCTGCAACGCACTCACGAAAATTTTCAACATGTGGGTAAACATGGAAAAATCCCAATCGTACGTAAATAGATCCCCCCGATCCATTAACGTGAACAGTCAGATTATTTCCTGAAGTATTTAAGCTGAAGGCCATGATTAAAGTACCATTGTAATCCATTAAAGGATGCACAATGTCTGCAATCATCATCTTCATAACGTTAATATGCTCCTTAGACACACCCCCGGCTTCAGCAAGCTCAATGAAAGAGAGCCAAACTGCTGTGGTAATCTGGGAGTTCATACGAACGTCATATTTGGAGTAATCCCATGCAATAACTTGATCATCAACTGCAAATTTTTCTGCATGGTTCATCAACTCCTCCCATTGTCCGCTAAAAGCATTTACGCCAACTGCTGTTTCGGCTTCTATAGGATGGAGTGATAAGAATCTGGATACTTCTAAAAAGTACTTCCTTATCCAGACACTAAGTGCTACAGGTGCAGCTTGAAATGTACGAACTTTTTCAGAACCTACCAAAGTTGGTTCATCTTTTAAAGTTGCTGATGTCACGCAATAGGCACGTTCACCCCGCAACCAACAATTCATACATCTATCCAGCTCCTCTTGTAACTCAGGTTTCGGCGTTCGAGATATGAGAATCTCTCCTTCCCGAACCTCGTCAAAATAACGAGATTTAGGACCGAAAATAGGAAAACCCATGCTTGTTGTCATAGGAAGGGGATCGATAAAACGTATTCCTTCTTTCCCCATAATCGCTTCCATATCAGTCAGCGGCTCCAACTTTTTATCTCTAGTATATTCCTTCATTTTTACTATTAAAGGATCTAGCCAATCCCTACGTGCTCTCTCAACATCAGCAGGAGGGAACATGTCTGCAGGATTAACGATATGCTCTAGTGTGGCATTATAAGCAATCCAATTTGGTCTTAAACGTGGGGGTCCCCACTTGTTTTCAACACCGAAATGCTCAGCTACTAGAGGTGATAAAATTGATGGTTCAACAGTACTACGCTGTTCAGAGCGAAGTTTAGTTGAACCTAACACATCCACATAATCTTTTTCTGTAAGACGTGCGGCCATTGAATGTGGATGAACATTCGTTGAAACAAGAATATCTCTTCCAAACTGTTGTTTTGGTAAATCAGTTGCCTCAGCAGACAATAATACACCAGGTTTTAGCTTAAGTTGTTCTATTAAAGATATCATCTCACCTTGTGTTACTGTCTGCATTACACCATATTTAGATTCACTATTGCCACCTATGTGAAACCCAACAATAGTTGGTGTAGCAGATTCCGATATTAATAAACCCATACATGCGCCTTTGACAGCGTGTTCTGTATTGTAACTACCTCCATGAAAATCTCTATATTTATGTGCTACAGGTCCAAATTGTACGGCTACACGATCTGTTATCAAACGCTCTCTCAAGCGTAATATGAACTGACAATGTGCACTACCAGTTGGTCTTGTCAACGGAAGCCAATCAATACGGGTTTTTAAATCTGGGCAATTTGGTACAAAACACAAAATCATATCATGTTCATCAGAAGGTACACACAAAACTCTACTTGCTGTAAACTTAAATCTGCCACCAGATTCATTTTGGTGTCGTATGACCTCTACAGTAATATTATTTAACGGCGTACCTTCCATGTTACACTGAGAAAAGAAAACATGGTATGGCAAGCACGCAACTCCTTTCCGAGGAAAGAAAATATTACACCTAGTAGAAGTCCCATCTTCACGTGCTATATTGGCCCAGAACAAGTTATTCTTTTTAAAAGCTGAAGTCATGTGTAATACACTTGTATCTTTGGAAGATACTGATGTTTGGACTTTTATGCCCATTCTTTTAATCATGGTTCCAAACCATGATTCTTGTTTATCAATATCTTGCGGATCAAGTGAATGAGTTTTGACTCGTGATAAACGCATTTTGTTCCACAAACTAAAAATTTTGACACCTACCACTAAGGTGGAAACTAAAAATGCGCCTTTCACTACTTGACTGTCCCGCAACTTTTTTGCATATTCTGGTAAAGCATCACGCCTATTGAGATATTCTCTTCTACATTCACGCATACGGCTTCTGTACTGAGCCCAAAGAAACATGGACCCAAGCCATGAGCCCCCAAATGCGCCTGCTACCAAAACTGGATTACGTTTATATACACCTACAGCTGAAACACCAATACCAAGTGTGCCCAAAACCTGCATAGGACGTCTTACATCATACATAGCGGCAGATCGCTGCCATGTAGTGACAAGCCGCTGAAATATACTTGTTTGAAACATCCATTCGGGTGTTATAGCTACTAATAAAGGTGTTGCAGTATCATTAATAATGTGAGAAATTTCATTAGCTAATTGGTTAGTTGCAAGCTTCTTGACAGGCCTAAAACACAATATAGAGTTAACAAAACCAACTGGTGATAACCAACCACTAACATATCTTTTCACAGCAGCGGTACTCGCATCAATAACAACTTCTCCTAAAGAATCCCATGCATGTGGTTCAACTTGTTTAGCTTGCAAGGGTGGACACCTACATAAACTTTCTGATATACAACATCGTTCACACGATGCTTCATCTGAAAATCGGTCAGCTGCCTCCAATAACGCACGTTGGGCCTTTGAATGCACGCGACACAACTGAACCCACACTGTAAGATATGTGTGTAAGTCCAAATCTTTGCACGTAATCATTTTTCCATCTACTTCTACTTGCATCACCACAAATTTATACGTATCTTTGCCACCTTGATCATAAACAAAACATTCCTCAATAGTTAACAACCAAACATCTTTTGAATGACTGGTTCCACACAAATCAGGATGATATTTATTTAGTGACACAGAACCTGGTACCCGATACTCATCTTTAACTTTAACACGTGTGTGAAAAAATCGACGTAAACAAGCCTCGGGTACATCTGTATATTGTCTGATTCCGTAATCATGAAAATTTGATGTCATAACTCCAACTTTAAAATCAACAAACACTACTCCTTTTTCATTTAATTCAGCTTTGACCGCGTGTGCAGCCACATTGTTAAACATCTTAATAATCATTGAAGTTGGTGATTTTTCCGTAAATTGAGGTTTAGCATTTCCGATATCATCAATACACATACATAAAATATCTGATGTTAAAGTAGAATCATATTTATCATGCTGATCATCAACCATAACACGATTGCGATCATACTTAAAACCACATGCTTCAACTCCAACCTTCCTAATAATATCCATCAAAACGGATTTACCTACTCCTGATGAACCGGTAATACCCATTCCAATGGGAAAAAAGCGTAGAGATGCATTTTTATGGCGTGCTACAATACGAGCTTTAATGGCAACCAATGTAGCATACTTGTTTTGTAACCACAACGATGTTGGACCTGTTGGTTGAGCTGCTTTCATCTGACAAACTTGAGTTAGCAAATTATTCACTTGATAATCAAAATCACCTAAATCACCAGTATTTCCTGCTAAAATGCTATCAGCATGTGCAATTATATAGTCACAATTAGTATTAAAATCTCGCATAGCATTATCAGCATACAATAGAGGCACTAATGATTTTTCTTGGAACACTCGATATCCAACATCAGCCATCCACGTAAAAGTATGCACTATGGCATCAATTAAATCGACAGCTTTAATTTGTTGTTTTGCAGCTTCTACATGCACTAGTTGCAAACCTAACGGAGACCACGAAATCTCCTTCATACTACACACAGATAATGACATTGCTGCTGAAAGCAAAAAAGAAATTTTTGTAAACATGGTATTGCTCTTAAAAAGATCCCAATTTTGCAAAGATTCGACTGGCGACCAAGCCTGAGGGGAAATATCCCTAGCTGGTACAACTTTAGTAATCTCATCAACTAACTGCAAAATTTGCTTAACCACAGATTTCTGAGTGTGCATTTTAATATATCCAACAACGGACACAAAAACATCTAAAAATGAATTGGCTTTCGACACTTGCCATGCCATTATGACAATGTTCTCAAGATATGAGATCCAATCCTCCGTTTGAGTATCCTCTATCGTTCCAGCAACATTGCTAAGCATACTCAGCATTTCTGATAAATCCTCATGCTGTGCCGGATCAACATTAATAGCGTCAGTTTCAAATGCTGCATGTAAAAGTCTATTTCTCTCATCTACCAAGTGTTGTGGTAGACGAGAAGAATCTTCTGATGCATCATCAAACTGTCCATTTCTTTCATCATGGGACATCTCTCCCTCAGATGAATGAGGCTGTATTTTCGCTACAGCCGGTTTCTGTTTTCCAATCTTAAAAGCACGCTTATTTGCTTCCTTAACATTTCTGCGTTGGTTGCCCTTACGTCTAGAGAATTTCTCCCTATTAGCATCTTTTGGATTATGAAAAACTTCCTGCGCCTGAAGTTCAAAAGGAAAATCTAAAGCTTCAATTTGTTCCTTTCTAATTTCCTGGAGTTCACCCATTTTTTGTTGCTGAAGATATTCAGCGACATACGATGGGTAGTCAGGCTTTGATGGCTCACTATCGACTGAATAATCATCATCGATATTGAGCGAGCGAATCCACTCGTCAAGAGTGGCGGATTTTCCTTGTTTTTTATTTTGATTGTTAGTAGCAATCTTTAAAAAGTGTAATGTCTTGCCAAACACTACACAGCAAAGTCGTATTTGAAATTTCGTACTTTTACCCGCATGGGCTAGTACTCCAGTCACTTTGCATAGAAATGGCGTAGTTTTTAACCAAATCTAACTGAATATCACCTTACTTGTCTCTCGACAGGACCTGGTGCGGTCCTTATACACAATATACTGATGGCGTGCTTCTCAGGGCACTTGTATAACCATACAACATATATTGCTTCATTCACTCCAATCTAATGAATTGGAAAAACTTATTTAACACAGGACTTACTATTATTTGCCTGGACTATCAAATTTTGTATTAGTTTCGTATTATGACAATTATGAAAACCAAATTTCCCGTAAAACGGATTTGTAAGAATTCTTGTCAGTGAATCTACACTATACTTAAAAAGATGTCAAAGTTCATTTCCCCAAACATTATTTTGAAACAGCTCTTTCCGAGAGCTAGGGGGGGGGGGTGGTTGCCAACCAAGTGATCGCTCAATAGAGCGATCACTTTTATTATGTCATTAGAATGTGGGCGCTTACATTCTTCAATAATAGCTTCACTTTTGATCACATATACTATGTGACACTGGTGCGCCGGGGGTGTAATTTTTTACCTTTCGGAGGAGTTTTCTACTCCCGAATATGTTATAAAATGATATGAATCGATAAGTTCTGTCGGTAAAGACAATAACTTATGCTCAACACAATTACAACAAATCTAC